GCCATGGTTCAGGTCTCCTTGATGAGCAGAGAAAGTTGAACGATCCGCCCATCAAGCGATGGGTCGTCAGTTGGTGCGGGGATAGGCCCCGCCACCTCGGTTTGAATGACCGTCCCGCCTGTGATGGCGACGGCCCCCCAATTCTTGAACAGCGCGCGCACCCGCTCGGCGGCGGCCACGATCGGCAGGCTTGCCCCCGCGGGCTGGTGATAAAGCCGCAAGCCAATCTGTTCGGCTCGCATTGCCTCGCTTAGCGTGTCGGCATCGCCCGCATGCGTGGGCGCGCCGACAACGATAATCGGCAGCGTGCCGTGAACGTATTCGGGCGGCACCGCGCCATCCTCGAACACAGCCGGCGCGCTGGCGTGCGTTGCGATCAGGGCCGCCAGCGTCGCATCGCCCGTCAGGCGGCTGAAGACTGCGGCCTGATGATCAAGCATATCAGGCGAAGACCCAGCCCAGAATGATGGCCACGGCGACGCCGCCAGCAACGATCAGGCACAGTGCCGCGCTTATCTGCCAATTGCTCATGTCATCCGCCTGCGAATTTGTTGAAGGCCTGAACAAGCCGCGCGCTGTAGTCCCGCGCGAGGCGCGAAAGAAATGGGCGCGGCCTTACCCGCTCGGTTCCAAGTTCCAGCGCTGCCGCATATTCAACGTTGGCCGTAATGACGCCGCGCACCTCGGTCGGTCCGCGCAGCACATCGACTTCGATCCGGCGCCGCAGCTCGCCCGTGTCAGGCGCGGGCGGCTCGCCCGGCGCGGATGCCCGATGCTCCACAGTCTTGCCGCGCTGGTAAAGCCTGCCAGTACCAGGCCGGCTCAACAGGTCGGCCTTCAGAATGCTCTGCCCCTCGATCGTCGCCGCCCTGATCCCGCGCTCGGCGGCGTCCAGCGCCACGCGGTTGGCCAGCGGGATGTCGAACTCAACGCGAACTGTAGTCATCGGCTGCGGCATTCATAGGTTGCGTTGGCCGGATCGCTGGACACTTCCACGATGGCCCAGGTGCGGCCCTGAATGGTGAGCGCGTCGCCGGTCTTCGGGGCCATGCCGCTTTCGAGCGTCGACGCTAAAACGAGGATCTTGCGTTCGTTCGCCGGGATGCCCGCCGCCTGCCGCTGCCAGGCGGTGTATTCAGTCACCAGTGCCTTGCATGCGTCGCTGGTGGTGGTCTCGGTCCATCCGCCGCGGCCGTCGCTGACGCGCGCCGAGACGCGAGACAGGGTGGCGTCGCGGAAGATATCCGAGAAGGCCGCGCCGATGATCGAGGGCAGGCTGTCGAGGATGGTCATTGTGCGGCCCCTAGGGGCCGATTGCGCTCGTCAGCCATACCCAAGTCCTGCTCTGCCAAATTCCAGCAACTGTACTTTTTGCGACGCCGAACCGTTCACCAACTACCCGACTTGGCATTGTGCCCTTAAGGCGCCAAATCTGCGCCGCTTCTTCTTTCGTCAGCTTCTTCGGGGCGTTCCCGTGCGCCACCCTATCTTCGCCGTTTTGCTTTGGCGTTGCCCACCGAAGGTGTCGCGGGTTCACGCAAGCTAGGTGGCCGTTGGCGCACGAGTGCGCGACCCAGATCTTTCCCTCTGGCGCTGGCCCGTGGACATGCTCGCACATCCATCTGTGCGCCATCATCTGCTTTTCGCCCTTCGGATAGACGACGCCGTAACCCATTCCTGTTTTTCCGAATGGGTAGGTCAGACAGTCGTCCGTCTGGGCGTTCGCGTTGGCAATGAGCCACTTGAGCGGCAGGTTCTTGTTCTCGCTCTCGGCAAGTGGTGATCCGTACTTGCGCCATTTCAGGTAGTGAGCGGTGCACCATCCTCTTGCCAAGAATGGATTGCCGCAGCCATCGATTGAGCATAAACGCCCGTCAGCCATTTTCGACCTCCTAGTCGATTTTGGTCAGAGCGGGTTCGGCGGTGCAAACGCCCACCCGCTCGCTTTCATTCTAGCGCCAATGTTCGCGTATCCAAGGCACGCGCGAGTATTCTTCGTGTGGTTTCGAGAGGCCGTGAAAATAAGTTATTTTGGTATCCCGCAGCCCGTGCGGGGCGACGTGAACCTTGTAGCTGGCGACCTGCGCCGGGAATAATTCGTCGATCACGGCAGGGTTGAACCGCCGCACCCATTCCATGTCGTTGACATGGCCATCGTGCTCGTATGCGATCCGCTCATGCCCGCGCGGGACCAGCGCCACGCCGTTGCACACCTGATGCGGCGCGTAGGGGTCCAGCGGGACCGCGAAGCGATCCGCCGTCATGCAGTAGTCAGCCAACGCGTCGCAGTTGCCCGTGACGACCGTATCCAGCCCGACAAGGATCATGGGCTCGCCGAGGCGATAGGGCTCGATGCAGGCCGAATAGTCGAGGCGGCCCCGGATGGGCTCCTGATCGATCGGCTCGCAGAAGTCGCGCGGCCTGTCGGTGAAGCACACGAACTTGAAGGGCCGCGTCAGGTTACGGGCAAAGCCCCGATAAAGCTTCTCGACCCAAACCTCGTCATAAGCCCGGCTGAAGTCGTAGCTGTGATCATTGGCCTGCCAAAATAATGTGGCGATAGTGATCACTGAAAACTGTCCACGTCCGCATTGGCGAACCGCATACGCGGGCGCTCGCGAATGTTCGTTTCGATCACCGCGCGGTCCTTCCAGAGCGCGCGCGCCGGAACGTCCTTCGTGACCACGGACCCCGCCGCGATCATGGCGCCGAAGCCGATGCGCACGCCGGGCAGGATCACGCTGTTTGCGCCGATGCTGGCCCGGCTCTCGACGATGATCGCGAACGTTACCGGGCTGAACCGGGAGGCGTCGAAGTCGCCCTTGATCGCGCGCGGCCAGGCGTCGTTGCAGAACGTCACCTGCGGGCCGATGAACACATCATCGAACACCCGGAAGCCCGGCCCCATCGCGACGTTGTGACCGATGATGACCCGGTCGCCGATCTGGCTCCCGTCGAGGCAGGCCCCGGTCGCAAGGTTGCAGTCTTCCCCGATCACCGCGCCACGGATCACGCTGGCGAATTGCCAGACCTTCGACCGCGCGCCGACGGTGGCGCCTTCGACATGCGCCTTCGGGTGGATGAACGCTTCAGGGTGGATCACAGCGCGGCCCTGCGTGCCTTGCGCCGGCGCTTCCAGCCGCTCCACCAGATTTTCATTATGCAGCCCCCAGGAACACAGCAGCCGACAGCCAGGCGACGGCCATGCCAAGGCAGGCCGAACCCGCCAACGTGGCCCAGAAGCTGCGGGCGGTCATCGTGAGCGCACCGGCAGCACGATGGTTTCGTCATAGGTGCGCCCGCCGGTCGTCACGACACGGCAGCCAACGTTGTAGCTCTGGCCCTCCGTGCCGCCTGAAATCCACACCACGGCTACCTTGCCCGAGACTGTCTGATCGTCCTTCGTGATGCCGGCCGGCAGGGTCCACGTTACCGTGTCGATTGCGTCAGACGCCCCGATACGCGCGGTCCAGTCCACCTCGAAGTCGAGAACTTCGTTCGGATCCTTGAATGGCCAGCGTTTCGCCACGGGTTCACCTATGCTGCGATGCGACGCGATTGAGCCTCAAGCGTCACCCGTCGAGAGACGCCGGCGAGGGCGACAGAGCGAGAGACAGCCGCAGGCGCCACCGCGCGCGGGATGACTGACAAGACGACTTCGCGGTCGCTCGCCGGGATGCTGACAGAGCGATCGATCGCCGACAGAGAAACCGACCGCACGATGGCGGCGAGAGACACCCGGCGCAGCCCGCTAGCGGCAAAGTCTAGCCGTGGGCTGCCAAGTGTCGGCGCGCCCGTCGAAAGATCGCTAGCCGTAAGCGCGTGGCCCTGCGTGATGGTCGGCGACCCGACGGTCGGCGCACCCGTTGCAATTCCGCCGATCGCAAGACTGTGAACCTGCGCAAGCGCGGGCGAGCCCACAGTCGGGGCGCCAGCGCTTAGGCCGACGGCGACCAAGCCGTGGCCCTGGCCGATCGTCGGGGTTCCGACCGTCGGCGCGCCTGCGCTTACACTTGCGGCGGCCAGGCTGTGCGCCTGGCTAAGCGTTGGCGATCCAACCGTCGGTGCGCCTGTCGCAATACCGACCGCGGTCAGGCTGTGCGATGACCCGCCAGAGGAAAGCGACGGAGTGTCGACCGTCGGCGCGCCCGTGGCGATCGAGGAGGCGGCCAGGCTGTGAACCTGGGCGATCGATGGCGACCCGACCGTGGGCGCGCCTGTGGCGATCGATGCCGCCGCAAGCGCATGAACCTGCGCAAGAGTAGGGGCGCCGACAGTGGGCGCGCCGGTTGATGCGCCGACAGCGGCCAGGGCGTGCGCCTGGGCGATTGCTGGCGTCCCGACAGTCGACGCACCAGCCGAAACGCCGGAAGCCGTCAGCGCATGCGCCTGGCTAATTGACGGCGTCCCGACCGTCGGCGCCGCCGTCGCGATGCCGTTAGCCGTTAGGTTGTGAACCAGAGACAGCGTCGGGGCGCCAACGGTAGGCGCTCCCGTTGATATCCCTGTCGCCGTCAGCGCGTGAACTTGCGCAAGCGACGGCGATCCGGTTGACGGCGCGCCCGTTGAGACGCCGGTCGCCGCGAGGGCGTGCGCTTGCGAAATCGCAGGCGATCCGACAGTCGGCGCAGCTGTGGCGATGCCGTTCGCCGTCAGATTGTGAACGATAGCGAGCGCTGGCGTTCCGACCGTGGGCGCTGCGGTCGAGACACCCGTCGCGGTCAGCGCGTGCGCTTGCGTAAGCGCCGGGCTTCCAACCGTTGGCGTAGTGGTGACGCCGTTCGCCGTCAGCGCGTGCAGCTGGGTCAGCGATGGCGTCCCGACCGTCGGCGCGCCGGTTGCGATGCCGACTGCGGTTAGTGAGTGCCCGCCGCCCGCAGGGTTTTCGAGCAGAAGTTGTGGGTAGTTCGGATCACCCGTCCCGCCCGGAACGCCAGCCTGATAGTTTAGCTGGGCCTTTGCCATCGGCCCGAAATGGCCGCTGGTGAAAAGCGCTATGCCGTGTCTAAGGTTGAACACAGCTAAAGCGCTCCCTCTGTCTTAAGGCGCTGCGGTCGTGATGTAAACCCGGCCCGAATAGTTGGTCGACGCTGTCGATGGCTTTGGCATTTCTGCGAAGGCAAGGCAGGCGCTATCAAAAATGCGCGGCGCCTGATCCCGGCTCGTCAGCCAGTCGAAGGGCGTCATCATCGGAGTGACCGGGAACGCCATGAAGCCGATCGGGTGCCCGATAACGAAGTTGATCGCGCCCGTGGCAATTGCTGCAGAGCATTGCATTTGCGCAAGGTCCATAATCCCGACGTCGCCGGATGCGAGCGGGCAGAACCAGTTATTGATCGGCATGTCAAAGCGGTCGATGATCCCGCCGCTTAGACCCGTGACACTCGGCAACGTCTGGTTGTCGTTACCCGCCGCGTCCCGGTAAAGGCACGTCGTCCAGTTGTGCGCCGTGGCCGCCAGCGCCGTGAAGATTTCGATGAACAGGAAATTCCCGCCTGCATAATCTTCGTTAGATTCCGTCGACGACTGATATCGGGTCGGAACTCCGGTGACAGCCTCGGTCGCCGTCGAGTTCATCGTTTTGGCGACGTCGAAGATGCGATCATACAGCAGAAGTGAGTTAAGCGCCGCGCTGGCGTAGAAGTCCGCGCCCGTTAGGTGCATCGTTCCCGACGCTGGGTTAACTAGGCCCAGCGCGCCCGTTGTAGCGTTAGAGCATGCGCGACCGCCAGGCGCGGCGGACCCGGCGCCACCCGCCGTCGGCGTGCCCGCCGAGCGCCAGAGCGTGTTGCACGCGCCGACAACGCCGGTTGACCCGCTCTTATAGATCGTGCCGTTGGGCTTCTGCTTGTTGCCCTGCGAGGCGCGCGACAGGGCGTCGGAAATCGATGCGAACCCAGCGCCCGCATAAAGGCGCAAGCCGTCCGCGCCTAGCAGGTGTTCCGCAATCTGCCGCGCGCGCTTCGATTTGCGAATGAAGACCTCATAGGCGTCGTCCGCGGAAAAATACTGCCCGCGCTCGAAATCGCCGACGAACTCGCCATGCTTGTCGAGCCAGACCGACCCCGGCAGGTCGCGCACATTGATCGGCGGGCCATACCAGCCATTCATATACGACGAAAGCTGGTTGGCGCGATCGACGCCTAACCATCTTTCAATGCGCCCACGCGGGATGCTCTTGCGGCGCTGCGTTGGGTTCCATTGCTGCGCGTTCGTCATGGGCAGGGGTCCAACCAGTCGAGAACATTGTCGGGCGGAGCCCACGAACCATTTCCGTCAGGCACGGGGTTCGGGTGGCCAAAATCCGGTTTCACGAAGCCGATCACACGGCTGCACGTTGAGCATATGAACTCCACGCGCTCCGCCGTTTCGTCGTTAACGCTCCATGCGCAAGCCGGCATCTGCCTAGCCTCCTGTCAGGGATCAGACCGCGTCAGGGATGCCGATATCGAAGGCGGGAAGCGAGAACGTGTTGCCGTTCGTCACGGCCTGGGACGCCGCCAGCGCGCCGGTCGCCATCAGCGTCGTTCCGCCTTTGCTGATGGCCCAATGCGTTGCCGTTCCCGTCGCCGAAACACTTCCGTCTGTGAAGCTTGCGACAGTGACTTTGCGACCGTTCGGCGTTCTGTCGGTGGGCGCGCCGATCGAAAGGCTGGTTTTGGTTCCCAGCTGAACCGCCGCAATGCCGGCGTAGTTTGCCGGTTCGGACGAGCAAATGTGGAGCGTCGACGTTGCCGTGTCCAGTTCGGCAAGCGCCAAGTCGAGGATGTAATCAGCTATGAGGGGCATCTGTTACGCCTTGCTAAAGTTGAAGTTGATCCCGCCAGCGCGGCCCGAATGCAGTCCAGTCAGCAAACGATCGACCCAGGCAAATCGTTCACCCTCGCTAACGCGATTGCCGCGCGCATAGGTGATGCTCACCGATCCGGCCTGCAGCGATTGTACTTCAGCCTCCGTTCGCGCCGCCACCAGGGCGCCGGACAGCTTCAGACGGGCAAGCTCGCAGCACGCATCCTTGATGCGCTGGGGAACGCCGGTGACTTCGCGCCCCTCGCGATCGGTGACGCCCGCGCGCGGCCAGGCAAGCGCCTGCGTCGTCCCAATGATCACACCCTTCCACGAATATGACGTGTCGAGATAGGTCGTCGCCTCGATCATGGCGGCGTCCTTCGCCTCATCGCTCGCCGCGGTCCAATCCGTCCAGCTGCGATCCTCGGCATAGACCTCGATATAGTCATTGCTGACGTAGCAGTTGGCGTCAGCCAGCCCCGTGCCGTCTTCCACCACCAGCGGCATCAGAGCGTCCCGTCGTCGTCTTCAAACTCGGTCGGGTCTCCCTGCGCCGCCGCAAGCTCGGCCTGCCTGGCCCGCACCGCCCGCTCGATGGTCGCCCGTTTCGCCTTGGGCGCCGGGGCGCGGTTGTCGTGCAACTGCTTGTAGAGCGCCACCAGGTCGGCATCCGACAGGGCCGACACGTAGTCTTCGCCCGGCGAAGGGTCGCTGACCTGCACCTCCGGGTTGAACCCGGTTTCCTCGGTATGCAGCAACGCCTGACGCGCCGCGCGGATCTCCGCGCGCTTATCGTCATGCACACGCCCCCGGCTGCGCCCGCCTTCGCGGCGCGCCTTCCATCCGGCGCGGGCATCTTCCTTGTTGCGGCTCATTTGGTCTCCGAAAGTTGAGCCGGGGGCTTTATGCCCCCGGCCTCACGCAATCACCAATCAGGCGATCTTGTGGATAAAGCGAACGATGCGGATCTGCTTGGTTTCCCAGACCTTGGTCCACTTGTTCGCCGTCTCAAGGTCCGAGTTGGCCGGGGTCGGCTTGGAAGCCGGCGTGCCCGTCCAGCGAATGCCGCGCGGGTGAAGCACGAATTTACGGCGGTTGACGAGAATGTCCGTACCGCCGCCGACAAGGGCTTCGCGCTGCGTTTCCACCGGCACTTTCGGCGAGCCTTCGGCGTAGCCGATGGCGCCCGGCCCGAAAATGTAGGTGGTGTAGTTGCCCGAGGAGACCGGCAGGCCGTCGTCGACGATCACGCGCTTGCCGAGATAGGTCGGGATGTTGTCCGACCCGTCCGAGGGCTTCACGAAGTCAATCAGGTCGTCCTTCAGCATCAGGTTGTAAGTCGCCGAATGAACGGCCACACCCGCCAGGCTGTCCTGCGCATCGCCAAGCTTCTGGCAGGCATCGAGGAAGGCTTCAGCGTCGAACACGCGGGCGGTCGAGGGCGACAACGCCGTGATGTTGTAAGTGTTCGTCGCCATGGTCGGCGAATTGGTCGAGGCCATCGCACCTTTCAGGGTGCTGATGAGCGTCGATTGCATCATGCGGGCCCAATAGCCCGCCACAAGATCGCCGATCGCCATCATCGGGTCAGAGCCTGCCAGCATGGCCGACAGGTCGGACGCGCCCCAGGCCTTGCCGCGGATCAGCACCGCCGCCTCGTCCTGGCTCGCCGTGATATTGTTGATCGTCAAGTCGCTGGTGTCGTCGATGACTTCATCGGCGCCAGACAGGTCGTTCCAGAAGGGCATGTCGACCTTCTTGCCGCCGCCCATCAGCGGGGCGACTTCGGGCAGCTCCCCGATGATGCCGGACGAAAAAAAGGCGCTCAGTTCCTTCGTGCGGTTGATCGTGTAGGGAATGAAGACTTCGGGGACGATAACGTTCGAAAGCAGCGTGGCTGCCATGGTGGTTTCTCCGTTGAGTGAAGGGCCTTACGCCCGGTCGTTGAGCCACTGAGGGTCAGGGAACCCCAGCAAATCCCGCGTCCATCCGCTCATTGAGCGGACGGTGTCGCGGATGACCGGGTGGGCGGCTTCGAACCCACGCCGGAAAACGTCTGCATCAGTCCACGGCGCCCCGTTGAAGAAATGCGCCGCCTCTGGTGTGAGGGGGCATCCGCAGAGCACCACGCCATCGGCCCCAAGCTCCTGCAGCGCGACTTGCGCGGCAAAGAGGCCCGAGGATCCCGACCAGCGTTCGCGCACCACTTCCGCATCAAGCCCCGAGAGGGGCGCGTGAATGATGGCGCGATAGTCCTGATTGCCCGCCCGCCTGCGCCGCCATTCGGCGAAGCGCTCATGATGGAGCGTCGCCCATGCGTCGAGATGGCCGGGATAGACCACGCCGGCATCGTTTGTGCCGACGATCAGGCCGGGGCGTCGCCCCAGCATGGCCTCAAGTTCTGACAGCTCGGCCCACACGCCACGCGCGCCGCCGAGAACCGCCGCAAGCACGCTAGCGGACCCCTGCTTCCGCCTTCATGCGCTTGGCCAGTTCAGGATTGGTCAGCACAAGCTGCCCCTGCTTGGTCAGGTTGAAGTGCTCGCCCTTCTTCCACGGGTTGGGCATGTCGCCTCCCCCGCCATTGCCGCCGCCACCGGCGCCGCCGCCCGATGAGCCGTTCGAAATGAATGCCTTGCCGGTGTCCGACTTGGCCCATCCGGCGATGAAGTCGGCCAAAGGCTTGCCCTCAATCGACGCCTTGCCATCCTCGGACAGTTCCACGCCGTGCTCGGCCTTGATCAGCGCCAGCGCGGCTTTCTTGAGGGCCGGGTTGACCTTCGCGGCGTCCAGCGCGTCATCAAGGCCACGGTCGATGATCAGGCTTTCATATTTGGCCTTGAACGTGAACGCCTCGGCCTCGGCCTTCTGCAGCTTGGTCTGGTAGCCCTTTTCGATGGTCTCGAAGTCCTTCGACTTGCGGGCCTTTTCTTCCTCGGCGTCGGCCAGCGCCTTTTCGCGGTCGGCCTTCTCCGCTTCGAACGCGCGCAGCTTTTCGGCCAGCGCCTTCTTTTCCTTCAGCAGCTCGGCATTCTTCGCAGCCATAGCTGCAACAGCCTTGTCCGCATCGCCCCCACCGGAGGCGTCGTCATTTTCGTCTGCCATGTCATTAGTTCCCTATCAGGCCCGCCACAGGCGGGCGCCCATGCGTCCGGCACAGCCGGGCCGCCTACGCGCGGGAGGCGCGAAGCTTTATTCTTGTTCGTCCTGCGCCTCATGACGCACGCGGCGCATCATTGCGATGCGCTCGACTTCCGAGAGGTTCCTGCCCAGCACACGCTGCTGATATTCAATCTCCGCCGCGCTATGCGACAGAAACTCATCAGACAGTCGCGCTCTGAAATCGGGGTCAAGGAACTTCCAGTCGCTATTCACGAAGCACCTCGACGATTATGCGCATGTCGATAATGCCACTTTTCGGGTGGGCGTCTTCCCGTCTTTCAAGAACACGAAGCTTTGTGCCACGCGGCAATAGCACTTCGCTTTCGCCGCCGAACTCGGAGAGAACGTCAAGGTTACGGCCAATCCCGACGCCCCGATATTCAATCGTGATCGTCTGCACGCCCGGCGAAAGAAACGCCATCTTCGTGTTAAAGGTTTCGGTCACCTTCTCGTTCAGCGACGTCGCCTGATAGCTGTCAAGCGTGATCGTCTGTCCCGGCCGCCACTTGTCGAAGGCATCAAGCCAGACCTTCTCGACGCCACGATAGGTGACCTGCGGGCCTTCGGCGGTCGCGTTCCACGCGGCCAGCGCATCATCCATTCGTTTGGACATGCGTTCGACGACAAGAGCTTTGCGACCGCTGCGCAACTCGCGCTGTAGCGGGCCGTTGCCGCCCTTGGTCCACATGTTCAGCGTAGCGGCCTGCTGATAGGTCAGGCTACCGTCCTTGATGCGGCCGAACTTTTCGGCGGAGCGTATCAGCACGTTTGAAACCGTCTTGTCGATCTCCAGCGCCGTCAGCGTTTCATTTGTTTCCCAGACAAAGCCGCGCATGTCGTCAGCCAGGGCCCTGATGGAAGCCGCGCTTTCACCGACACGCGTCGCCGTCTTGTCGATCGCGGCGGCAAGCGTCGGGCTAACCTTTGATGGCAGCTCTGGCGCTGCCCGCATGTTGTTCGGGATGCGAATGTTGAACTCGCGCCCAACGTCCACCCACGTTTCGCGATAAAAGGCGATGCTGTCTTTGGCGACAAAGCCGTTCTGCATCGCGCGGCCGGCGTAGTCCGCTGCGGTTTCGTATTCCTCGGCAGTGATGCCGCGACGCATTGCCGAAAGCGCGCGCTCAAATTCCGCCTTGCGCGCCGGAGCCTTGGCGGGAAGCTCGGCAGGCAGGCCGAACCTTGCGAAGTCGAAGGCTGGCGCAGAGCGCGACACGCCAAGCTCTGCGAGCGTCAGCGTCTTGCCCTTCATGTCCACAAACCGATCCACGGTCAGCTTGCCCGACCGGAACAGCTTGCCCCGTGCGGGGCCTAGAATGTCGTCCTGCGTCGGCGCGGGCTGGCGCTTCAGCCACTGCGCGTAAGTCTCGCGCGGCAAGGGTTCCATGCCCTTGAGTATCTTGCGGGTCGTCGAGCGGCACCCGATGTGCGCCGGCGGACGCGGCCCGCTGTCGATGGGGTACACCTGCCCGTCGCGCGATCGGCAAATGTCCGTGGTCCTG